CATGCCACGCCCTTGCGTGACAGCGTGCTACCTTAGGGACTGTACTGCGACGGAGTGAGTGAAATCCGTCGGACGGCATCGTCTCTGTCCAGCTTGGGCTGTGTAAGCCCCAGTTGAACACAGTTGATGATTGCCCGTCTACGACCGAGAGGGCTGTGGTCAAACCACAAGTCCAATCCATCCCACGGTTTTTAACCGGTGTTCGAACGATTGCTTTGTACTCGTAGCCTTCCCATCCATTCCTGGAGCGAGAAGGCCGGGCCTCGTCAAAATCAACGACGAGTCCCGCATCCCCATACCCCTCCGGAACTTTTAAGAACCGAAGAGGAACGGGAATACACTGTACAAGGCCCAGCCAAGCAGCATGAAAGCGCTTGTCACAACCGAAATCAAGATTCCGGCTATGACTATAGCGCCTGACACTGTTAGCCAGTTTGAAAATTCGTTCCGCATTAGATGGTATCTCCTTAAGGAAAATAGGTCTGACAGCGTGGCCAAGGAAGTAATCACGCCCGCAGGACTCCCTGAAAGGCCCAGAAGAGAAACTCTTCTGGACATTCACAGAAAATCCTGCAAACTTGAGTACTTGCTCTACCTCTTCGTAAGCGACTGAAGGGAAGATTAAATCATCCCCGTAGACACTTATTGGAAGACTCTTATCAAGCCCCATGCTTTCGCATGTAGCTTCAACAAGAGCCCAGAAGATAAGCGATTCTAACTCGAAAGTAAATCCATTGCCCATCGATGAGAATTTCTCATAGTTGAGCCATGTACCATCTAAGGTACCCTGTTTGGATCTACACATATCGAGCAGTCTGTACCATTGATAAGGCAGAAGAAATTTCACAAGTAGCTTTGCTATTGTGTCACTTGCTCCTGCCAAATCCATGGTACACAGGAGTCCAGTTATGGACCCCTGCCGCGCGAGCTGCTGGTTTCTGCATTGATTTCTTAGGTCAATCCCAGCACGACGCAATAACTTTCGGCGCATCTCTTGACCGAACCCTTTCTGAATATAGGAATTCATATGGGGCTCTATCGCGATAGTCCGCTTAGTTTTTGCGTTCTTGTCCACGAACACGATCTTGTTACCCCTGACAACATTAAATGCATCTTTTGTTAGATACACAATTGTCGATTCGTCCTCAATTTGTAATTGAGTTCGAACCCAGGAGGGCCGCCCGTTTATACAGGCGTGCCCGATAGCAAGACAATTACTCGTGACGTCAAGTCTCCTTGTGAACTTGACGTATGCCGAGGTATGGCGACCAGATGCACTTGTTGTTGCGCCCGGACCCCAACCAAAAGACGCATCTAACCGATCCAAGTCCACTTTACCTAGCACATCAGAGATTTTTCGCTTTGCCTTCATGAAGATGAAGTTCATACGCGGATCCCATAATGAGGGATCATCTGATAATGCTTGGAACCGTTTATTTGTATCGGCGCACTGCGCCTCATATTTTATGAAAGAACTGCGGGCTACTTCTTCCGGTTTAAGGTTCTCGTGAGAGAAGTCCTTATACTTTGAAAGCAGCTTAACAGCTTGGTAATCATCTGCAAACTCGTGAGAGTTCGCGTAATTACCGGGATCAACTTCAAGGTTAACCAGTTCATCGAAATTTCCTTTTTCAAGGAGATCAAGACAAGCCAAACTAACTTTGGAGCCGATTCCTTCATAAAAACTCTTAGCGAACGACATGAGACACTTATTAGATGTCTCCCGAGGGAAGGTGCGTAAGGCTGCCTTCAGTTTTTGCTTATGCATAACTACCTTTTTGGTTATCCAACTTTTTGATCAAAACGTGATCTACTTTTAGTAGATCATGTCGAGATCATGCACCAGGCTCGTGTTGATGGCCTCAGCGATGAGGTCACGCAACTGAGCCAGCAGGTCCTTGCGTTCCTGTAGCGTGGCACGGTCCGGGAGCACGATGTCAATCGTGCCCAACAGAGTGTATGCCACAGTCGGTGCGGGTTGGATACCCGTCGAGGTACTCGGCGAAGTTGCTTCGAGGATCGGGGTCTCGAGCTTCCACACAAGCTTTGTAGCCTTTGTGGTCCGGTCTGCGACCCGTTGCATCAAAGAAAGACGGTTCTGGCCGATCAACACCGATTGGGTGCGATCGATCCAGTTGAGAACGCCGTTCTTCTCAGGTTTCGGGTAGTAGACACGGTTGACCGGCGTTAGCGCCGCGTCCGTCAGGGTGATATTCCCACGTTGGGCCATTTAAGGCTCCTTGATTTTCAAAGGGTTGATTCTTACTTGCGTAAGAATATGGATTGAAGCAAAGCGATGGCGGATAAGCCATGCGATATGCTCCTGGGATCTTTAAACTTTGGGAAAGGCACTTGTGGAAAACTACTCAACAGAACACGACCTTGGTCGTATTCATATGAATTGTATTCCAAAGAACCCGTCTGACCAGTATATTGAATCCCGGATTGTATCCCGCTCCTTCCGTTGCCGAACACACGACATCTGAGTTTTCGAATATGCTTAAAGGTGTAGCACCCTTGGGCAAACTCTAGACCATTTGTCGCGGTTAACAACTCGAGTGCATTACCGACAGGCAGAAACCAATCGGCAACGAACGAGAATGGAACCAACTCCCAGGCTACTAGTAACGGATTTTGAATTCCGAATACGTTGGCCGCAGAGTTTGCACCGTCTGGAATCCTGTAATCGAGGCGATATCTGACCATAATTTCATCGCTAAAGTCATCAATCTCGTCGAGGTTGAGCTGTAGATATGTCTTAGTGGTCTTCGTCGACGTCTTTCCAGTAGCGTACACTGTTCTCACAATGCCGCTCCTCTCAATCATTGTCTCTGCATACGCCTCTGAGAGAGCGTACACATCCGACAATAGAGGTTTCCATCCGTAGCTATACTCGAGCCAAGAATCAGCTACGAAGTTTGTGACTCGCGTCTCAATCTTCTTGCCGTACTTGACACCATCTCTGGTGTAAACTCGACCAGCGCGCCCTAACTGGATGATATCAGCACGACGCGCACGCTTTTGGAGCGTGCGCACCGTTTTGGTCTCACCCAGGTTTAACGCGACTGCGAACTGACGGAAATTGCCCTTGCGTAGTGCTAGAATTGCTCCAGCGATCCTTTTAGCCGTATTGGCAACCAACGCAGCTGTCTGACCACCTTCAGCTATACTGACGGCCGCTGAGGCCTTAGTAAGCTTAATCTGATCTAACAGTTTGTTGATTGCTTGCGGTCTGGGATCGTCAGCTTGGACATAGGACAAGACATTATTTCTGGCCCCAAACAAACTCGCGTTTGTT